ATGTATATGCACCATCAGGATATGATCCAGTTGCTTCCAAATTGACGTATGGGCCTGCAAATGCAGCACCAGCGAATAGGAATGGAGAGGCAGCTACTGCTGCAATTTTAGACTTAATAGACATTTTGTTTATGTTTATCTCGCAAGCAATAAAAAACCTGCGGATGGAAATTCTTTCGACTAAGAATTTTACATTCTACGCAGGGTACGATCTTTCGGGCCTTTGTTCTATGTAATGATATTTAGTATACACTTTGTTTGGGATTGTGTCAACCCCCTGACTTTTGTACGGATTTCCAGTCATTGTCAAACAGTTCCAACCCTTTCTCTGTCAAGATATGATTGTACATCTTGTTGAATACAGTTGGTGGAATTGTGCAAATGTTTGCTCCATACTCAAATGCTCTTCCAACATCTCTTACATTACGAATTGATGCAGCGAGTATTTCAGTATATACATTCTGTCTGGTATAGATGTTTGCAATGTCCTTAACAAGACATAAACCACCGAATGAATTGTCATCAACTCTACCAACAAATGGTGAAACATATGTTGCACCTGCTTTTGCAGATAGAATGGCCTGTGATGGTGAGAATATAAGAGTAACATTTACCTTGACAGATGGTGTAAGTTGCTTACATACCCATAGTCCCTCTGGTGAACATGGAACTTTGATTGTGGCATTTTTACCAAACTTGTTTGCAAGTCTTCTACCCTCTGCAAGCATGATCTCATCATCGCCTACAACTTCCATGCTGACATCGGTAACACCCATGTCAATGAGCTCTTGGTAAACATCCTCTGGATCTCTACCACTCTTTCGGATGAGTGTGGGGTTTGTTGTAACCCCATCAATCAATCCAGTTTCAAATGCAGAACGTATAACCTCTACGTCTGCGGAATCAATAAAAAGTTTCATATTATAGTGTGTGGATTACTCTGCAGCTTCAGCAGGTGCCTCCTCTGCAGGTGCTTCTGCCTCTGCTACTGGTGCTTCTTCCTCTGGAAGTTTAACACCTGTTTGCTCAAGATATTCAATGATACCTTGTACTTTTAGTCCAAGTTCTCTTTTAGAATTGATTTGCTTATTCAATTCTTCAATCTCTTTAACTATGTTATTTCGTTGCTCGATAGCAGACTTTAAATGAGTTTGTGAGTCAGTCATCTTCAATAAATTTCGACTTAGTATATATACCCCCATAGTATAGCATCTTTTTTTAAATTTGCAAATGCTAAATAGAGCTACATCAAATAGGTAAATTTACAGATGAAAAAACTACTACCTATATTATTGTTAGCAGGTTTTAGTTCACCTGCAATGGCTGATATAACACATAAGTTATCAAGTAGTGTACAGTTAAGCGTTGCTGCGGCCGCAACTCAGGTTGAGCGAATCGGAACATCATACTCCGTATCAGGTTCTGGTGTTGATACAACATACACACCAACAGGTGGAAGTGCAGTAAGTGATGGTATTGGTTCATTAAGCATATCAACAGGTGTTGGTGCGATTCCATCTTTAGAAGCAACTCAGAAAACAGCAGGCTCAGCATTCAGCTTTAGCCAGACATTCACTCAAGGTGATGCTCTAGCAACATCAGCTCCTACTGCAGGAACAGTTTCAAACTTTAGTAACCAGACATCTACTGGTTCAGGAACTGCTGGTGATTTAGCTGGTACAATCACAACTGCTGGTGCAGTGACACTAACAGCAGGTGGTGCTGGTACTGTGGCTACTGGTCAATTTGTCAACGAACTCACAATCGACTGATGATAAATGACTTCCTTGATAATTTGGCAGCACAACAATATCTTAAAATGCACGACCACAAAGATGAAACTTGCGATGGTTGTGGTTGTGTCTGCCCTTGTGAATGTCCAGACTGCGATGTCTGTTCCTGTGGTGCCTAATTTCACACAGGGCTCGATGACCTCAAACACAGAGACAACTTCCACTGTGGCTGAGACCATAAATAGTATGAATTATAATACTGGCTATCAGTATGTAATTACGGGAACAAATATTTCACATGATGGCGATACTATTTCCGCACCTAATTCAACTGGAAATAGTAATACATTAAATGGAGTGACTTCAACATGGACGAATTTGGATCTACAAAGCAAACCGAACTTTACGGTAACAACACCGGGAGCACCCTTTCAATTTACAGAAAGTTATTCCGGGCCTGGCCTCTCAAATCACACAATAATACAGAGGACAACAACTATCCAAAGCGTAACAAACACAACAAGCACCTTCTCAAACTGATTTCAATCTGTTTATTAGGAACTGCATCACCTACATTTGCGAGTGATATTGGTGGTGTTTCTGCGACTGCGAATCCCGTGGCCAACTCTTCAGGCTCCGTGACCAATCAAGCTATACAAGTATTACAAGGCCCATATATTACAAACACTTATGGTAACGGAATACAATGCCAAGGCCCTACCATGAATGTTACTCCATTTTTCACCGGAAACATTGCCATAAAACGTCCATATGAGGATTATTGGATGGATCCAGTCTACAACAATGTAGACGCAGATAATGACGATGTGCCAGATAATCCCGGCCAAATTTTGTATTATAAACCTGTAAAAACAAATCAAAAAGATAGTAGCACAGTATCACTCGGTGTCTCTGCTACTTGGTCAAAACCGTTAGATAAAGAATTACAGCAGCAATGTAAGGATGCAGCAGCAGCGAATATTGCATTGATGCAACAAGCAAATGCAAATAAAAGATTAGACTTTGAAATAGCTCGTTTGAAAAACTGCGGAGAGTTGATGAAAGCTGGAATTATGTTTCATCCAAAGTCTCCTTACTACTCTGTATGTGCTGATGTAGTATTAGTTAATCCACCCGGAGTTGTAGCAGAACACAATCATACCATCGAACATAAACCTTTACCAACTACTATACCAACTGGTGATGCAAGTGTTTTAAAAGAAATATCAATCGGTGGGAATTAATTCTTTTTCTTAATTGGAGGTAGACCCTTCTTTTCGCGATACTTATTCGTTTTAATTTCTGCACGAGTAGGTGGTTCAACTTTTTTACCTAGTTTTTTCTGCAGAGTCTTCCATAATTTTGTAATTACAGGTTTAAAAATTCTTAGTAGTAATGGTGTTGCAGCAGCACCTGCTGTGGCCACAACTGCGATTGCAACTGTTGTGGTTGTCTGATTTATTGATGGAAGAAATTTTTCAACAGGTGTGGTTGGTTCATATAATGTCTCACAGGTTTTACCATTATCAATGAGTCGATGTCCCACAACTCTCTCATCACCTGATTGAGTAATATCACCAACTCTTAATTGTGCTGGGCCGGGACATGGTACTTCTTCTTTTCCACCAAGGTCTCCAGTGGGTGGAACTTCTGGTGCATCGATTTCTGGTGGAGGAGATACTGGTGGTGGAGGAGTTTCTCTTTGAATGATTAATTGCTCTGGTGTATAATCCATCGCATCATAAGAAGGATATTCACCATGAGGACATAAAGTTGTAGATCCCTTTTCATCCTGATTCACAAGGTCATGATCAAAAGGCATCCTCGTCACATGATCTTTATTATCCCTATGCATCTTCACACAGCCCGGCATCTCTACGATTGGAAAACCAATTTGAGTTGTTACAGGAGGGTGATTACTCGGAACAAATGGCACACCATTCAACCATACTTCATTTGTACCAAACTTTGGTATTACAACATTTGGTATGTTAATCTCATTTATTTCCGACATTTACTTTACCTGTCGTAGGTGGCATCATTAAAATGACACTTTGATGAACCTGTTGATTGATTTGTTCTGTCAACCACTTTCGATTCTCCTCGACTCTTGCTTCACGAGTAATTAACCCATACATCGCAACAGTAAATACAAAAAGATTTAGTGCAACAGATACACCAACACCAATTTTAACAAAGAGTTTCATTTTGTTTCTTCAATCGCTTCTTTAATAACTTGTTTAAGTTGTCTTAATTTCTTTTTACCAAGACCTGCTCTTGTGTCTATTTTAACTTTTATCCAATATAAAATAATTAAACAGAGCATAAATGGAAATGCATCTTCCCAAGGAATAGCATTGTACGCATTAGCAGCGTCACCTAAAATAGCAAACATAATTAACCCTCGTCAAGTGTACCAAAAGATCTTCTTATTTCACGAAGTTCTTCAAAGTCTTTTTTCTTTGTACCACCATCATACTCCCATGCATACCCTTCGGTAATCATTTGTTCATTGAGTGATACAGTATCTTCCCCGATATATAACCAACCAAGAAGCCTACCATACTTACCCATGCCACCGACAAGTTCGGTTCTGATTGTAAGTTCATCTTCCCCTGAGATAGTGTCTTCTAATTTTTGCTTTAACCAATAGGTAGCATCTAGTCCTAACGCTTTTTCTTCTAGGTCACGAGTTCTTTTTTCTGGAGTATCAACTCCTGCCACACGAACTCTTTCTTTCTTGTATAGATCAAATCCTAAATCTATAGTTACATCTATAGTGTCTCCATCGAGTACCTTATCAATTGATACGACTCGGAAGTTGTAACAACTCTTCCGACTTGGAGGTGTCATTGCTCCCATTGTTATAATAAGTAGTTGATGTATTTATAGATTTGCTTGTGGAGTATCTGGTGGATCTATGTCAAACTTCCGTGGTCTTGGATAAAGAACTCCATTCAATGGTCTTTTCTTATAAGTATGTTCTCGATTATATCCTCGTGCATTTATGAATGTTTGTCTATTAGGAGTTCCTGCTCGATCTGTTATTGGCATGTCAAAATCAGTCATACCCTCCTTCATTTGAAGTGATGGGAATGAAGAGTTTAAAGGATTTCTTGTTGACATTATAGTATCTCCTGTAGCAGCAGGGACATTTGACCAATTCACTGTGTCTTGAAACACCATGCTAGGTCTTGATTCTGCTATCGCTGCACTCTTAAGTTGATCAGGAGTTGGCCATACACCATTTTTAACATAATATTTTTCTGCAATACAAGCGAGTCTTCCTGCTATAGAGGGTATTGAAGCACTATTTCCACCAAAATTTGACCATTTATATCCAGCACTATCCGCATTAGAGGATGATAATCCTGCACAAAAAGATGCAATACCTCTACCAATTAATTCAACAGCAGGCCCTCTGGATGTATACCAGTCAAGCACTGGATTTTTTTCACTATTACGTCCTGCAGCAGTTGTTACACATTTAGCAAGTCCCCCTGCACCATAATTATAATGAGGATACCATTTTGTCGTGCTAGTAGTTCCTCTAGATATGGTGGTTGGGTTTTCATTTGTACATGTATAAAGAACAGTGTTGCCAGAAATAGAACAATAATATTTGTCTTCATCTGCCTCTGGTACAAAAGTAAAAGTATAATTCCCTGCAGAATCCACAACAGTAATACCAGCATCCCACATTTGCTCTACTGCAGTTTTAAGTTGAGTATACCTATGATATGTGCCTTGTCTGTTGAAGGGAACAACCCAATAGTAATTACTATCAGTTGGATCTAATAATTTTCTAGGGATGATATGTGCATCTTTAAATGGACTAAAATCACTACCCCATCCACCACTTGGTCTATTTACTGTGCCACTAGGACTTGTAATACTTACAATATCCTCACACTTTATTGCATAGTTAAAAAATGTAGAACTATATTGAAACTCAAAGGCAACTATGGTTGGATTTTTTAAACCAGTTGCTGAATTAACACCTTTACTATCATGCCAACTTTTTACTGCATTTAGTCTACTAATGGTACCAGCAGATGCACTATAGTAAATTATACGACCATGTGCTTTTTTAGCAAATCCCGATTGTCTACCTATAGCACAACTCAATGCTCGTATACCATGTGTGCTAAACATAGGATCACCACTTACTTGATTATTATTAGTACTACCCCAGTTATGTTTTACTGCTCTGAATGATCCCCCATCAGGATCAGTGAAATCCCAATGAGAATCTCCGTGGTTTTCACTTGCGTTTGGTTCTGTTCCAAATTCTAAGAGAACAATATCTACATGTTTACCTGTATATTTTTGAAAGTATTCTGCTGATTCATATTTACTATGGTAATCATCATTGAATAAACTATGCCCATCATTAGCACCTAATTTTGGTTCAACTATATCTGTTCCAGCAAGACCAGCCTGAGGTTGGATCTGATCAGTATCGTAGTAACATTGATATGGTAAATATTGTTCACCTTTATCACCTGTCACTACAAAATAACTTATATAAGAAGTGGTTCCAAATCCAACAGGTTCAGTTGGATATACAACCATTGGTTTTGGTTCGATTGAAGGATCACTAATAGATTCAACATCAGAATTACTTTCTAACGTAGATAAGTATGATTCTTCAACTGTTAATACTACAAGGTCTAATAAACTTTCAACTTTGTCCTTCAGTGTTACTTCAGAAACTTCATCAAAAGAACTTACAAAAGCATCTTGATCAACTCCTGATTTTAATTTAACTTCTATTTCTACTTTTGCCATCTTATGCTTCTAATTTAAGTGTTTTTAGAGTCACTGTAATTGCGTTACTACCACTTGTTGCCCTTTTATTCACTATCTTTGCATGAACTTGTGCTGCTGGAGTGGAATCATTATTCCATCCAAGAACTGCAGGGGTCATTAAGAATGTTGATGATCCACTTGTAGTTGTACTTATTTCTGTTAGCACACCAGAACCCGGAGCTGGATCTGTTCCCTCTGATCTACTACTATCAGCAGTTCTAGATGCTGCATCAATATACAATACAACATATGCTGGAGCACTTATTGTGATACTAAGTAGTGCGAATGATTTTCCTGCTGTTGTAATTGCTGTATTAGCAGTTGCTCCTTGTGCCAATGAACCTGTGGTTACACTATTTTGCTGTCTACTTGCTAAACCTATGGTTGCCTGATCAACCCAATCCAATGTACCAGAGCCATCAGTTTTCAAAACTTGGTTGGCATTTCCGTCAGTATTTGGAAGAGTTAATGTATAACTTGCCCCTGCACTATGTGGAGGTGATTTAATTTTTACACCATGACTATTTGCTGAACAATTAAGTTGTAATGTTCCATCATTACCGCCAGCACCTTTAACCTCCACAACACCAGTTCCATTTGGTGTGAGTTTGATGTTACCATTCGATGTGCTTGTATTAATTTCTCTGGTTTGCACATCAAGATTTCCACCTAACTGAGGTGAAGTATCTGAAACAACGTCAGCAGTAGCAGAAATACCAGTAAGTGCTGAACCATCACCGCTGAATGATGTTGCAGTTAAGATTCCAGTTACAACTGCTCCTGTATTTGTGGTGGCAAATTTCTCATTGCCATTAAAATATAATTTTACATCTTGATTCTTAGTAGCTTTAAGATATCTGTCACTATTATCTGCTGTTTTGAGTGCGAGTGAATCACTACGAATATGAAAATCACCCGTAGAATTTTTTATATTGCTGTTTGGGGCATCATGCCATATCTCAAGATCATCATTATTTCCAAATTTTATTCTAGCAGCATCAGTAAACTCTAAATCATTTTCAGAAGCATCAAATGTTATATTCTGACCAGCAGCAGCACCTTGGAAAATTACATCAGCATTATTGAATGTAGTAACACCAGCAACACTTAAAGTCTGAGCAGATATATGTTCTGTTGATGCAGCACCAGCAGATCCAGTGACAGTAACTATTCCTGCAGATATAGCAGACACTGATAGGTTACTTCCGAAGTTTATAGTTCCAGCTGTGCCAACAGTTGAACCACTATCCTTAACAACAACACCAGAACCTGATCCGACAATACCAGTTAATCCAGAACCATCACCTACAAAGTTAGATGCAGTGACTATTCCAGATGCATTTATCTGATTGAATACAGAAGTTCCAGTGGTGCTTATACCTGCGATACTACCACTACCACCACTAGCCGTTACAACACCATTACCATCAATAGATAATCCACTACCGATTTTGATACCACCAAGTGTTCCTGCAGATGCAGTCGGAAGTGTATAACCACCACCAGCAGTATCAGATCCAACCCATTTACCTGATGCAGCATTATACTTTAAAAACTTATTATCTACCTTTGCAGTTGAAGTATCAACATCATCCAAATCAGATATAAGAACAGCACCACCGCCACCTAGTGTTGATAGTTGTCTTTGAATTCTATTTAAAAATAATCTATAATGTTCTTGAAAATCTTGAAGATTGACAAAGTTTTTATCTAATGGTGTTAAAGGATCACTGTTATCAACGCTAGGTGGTTCATTGTAACTTTCAGTTAATAACTTAACATGTTTTTCATTAATAATATTGACTCTATTTTCAAGGTGTTTTATATTATCAAATACATCTCCCTTCAATAAGTTCTGTACATCAACAATAATATTTTCCTTTAAATCATTTAACTTTATTGCCCTTTGTCTTTTCTCAATAATAGTAACTTCAGTTGTTAAATTGCTATGTGATTTTCTAAGTGCTTTGACTTCATTTGAAAACTCCTCTTTGATTCTATCAATCTTCTTATTGAGTTTTTGTATTACCTCATTATATTGAGTTTGTAAAGAAACTACATTTACATTATTATCTACGACTTCTGACAAAGATTCATTGATAGAACTTGAAACATCTTCGAGTTGCTTCTTTAGTTCATCAACTTTACTAAATTGATTTCTTATTTTGCTAATGCTTTCATTCACATTCGGAGAGGTATCTTGTATTACATTCCTCTTCTTTGCAAATAAATCACCCGGTTTTTTTAAAGCCACTTCTTTTTCTTACTACAATGATACTGTTATATTTATTGATCTGACTCAGTGGACATTTCAAATTCAAGAAGTGCCTGATCAATTGAGTCGGATGGTTTTGTTGCTGTCTGTTCGATTCTACTTTTTCTTAGATTATCAACATAAACTCCATGTAGTGTGCTCCAATGGTATGGATCGTATATATCTACTTCACCTCTTACTTGCTTTCTTGGTATCTCAACCTTACCCAATTCAAAGTCATGAGGTGGGCAAGTAAATGCACTACCATCTAAAGGTGGACTACAAGCATGAGCAGGTGGATCAGTAACTGGTGCTGTACATCCAACTAATATAAAGGGTAATAGTAAAAATCTACGCATCATATCCAATATCTCTCTTGTATAATTCATCCTTTACCTTTTGAGTAATTGCAGCATGTCTTCTTATCTCACCGCCCATAAACATTTTATCTTTAGTTTGTTCAAGGATAAATTCTAACTGTAGTAGCTCTGGATAGTCTAAGTTAATCATTTGGAAAGAAGTGATCGTATCTCATTATGTAGTATATCACAATACTAACAAAAAGCAATAGTATTGCAATCATTATTACAATCGACCAAGTAACCGTTTGAGTTGCCATAACTTTAATTGATACCAATTTTTCTTTCGATAAACTGGTAATATTTCTTTGAATCTATGTGTCATACTTTATATATTAATGTGTGGAAACCGACATGTCACTGCGTAATTATACCTACGTGCTATACTAAATACAAATGTACTGGAGTTGAAACTATCATGTCCCACTACACACTCGGTTGGCACGACCAACAAAACGAACACCACGAAATAAGTGAATATGCGGATGACGCATTTGAAGCAGCAAGAAATGCCAGAGAGGATGTTCCCTATCTACAGGAACATCCTTTTTCTTTGGATTCAATTAAGGAGATCAAATGAAAAACTTACCAATCAAATCAACAAGTATTTTATTCGGATTAATCTGCATAGCGGTTTATGCATCAATTAACTACGCATGGGTATGAAAAAATTTAACACATGGGTCTTGGATGTAACTATCTACATCCTTGACTTTCTCTACAGAGGTAGAGACTTTCAAAGATTCTGGGTTCTAGAAGTTATTGCAAGAGCACCTTACTTTTCATTCATCAGTGTGTTACATTTCCGAGAATCACTAGGATTACGTGGTGAAGAACATATATACTTGATGAAGGAACACTTCTATCAGGCACTAAATGAAACAGAACACTTGGAAGAAATGGAGCTTAGAGAAGGTAACAAGTATTGGATTGACCGCTTCTTTGCCAAACATCTTGTTTTACTTTATTATTGGATTATGGTTGGGTACTATCTTCTTAGTCCTAAGAACGCTTATGACATCAACATGAAGATTGAAAAGCATGCCTTTGAGACATACACAAAATATAGTGCATATCATCCCGAAGATACGAAGATAGCTGAGATTGCACAAGATGAATTAAACCACTCTAAAGAGTTGCAGCAAGCAATGTTAATGATTGCCTAAGCTCTTTTTCTTTTTCTTGTAGATAAAGCAAATATACCAACACCAAAAATTACTGGTAGTAAGATTGTATTGAGTGTCATTACTAATTCCATATTAGTAAGACCGGTTGCACTCAAGGCTCTTTCAGACCATGTACCTGATAATGTCCATACTTGTGGATTTGATAGAAAGATCATTTATAAATTTATTACTACTCTATATCTAGTCAATTCCTTGAGCAAAGTCAAGTGCTTTACGTGCGGATTGTAACATTTTAATCTTTTTGTAGTCTTTTGCATACGGAACTGTAATATGAAATCCTAGAAGATCTCCCTCTGGATCATCAGGAATACCAACCGGTTGCACAAAAAAGATACCGGCATGAGCAACACACTTCCAACCGATATCTACAAATCCTAATTCTCTGAGTGCACACTCAAGTTTTAAAGAGTGACACCCATCAATTAGTTTCATTAGCAATCTTTATTTAAGTCCTCTGCCATCTGACCTCCTATATCTGCACCCTGATTACCACCAAACATTGTTACCCAGCCAGCAGCAACCCAACCAACATAGGGAATATTAGCGAGAGAAGGAGCAGCACTAGCACCAATACTGGAACCCACGAGTCTTCCTGTTCCTTCTGCACTTCCGATTGCTTTGATACATGCTTCGGATTTTCCGTCTGCGATGGTTGTTGATGTACTATTTGGTTTTGTGTGAACTGCACCGTCCATCGTGTACTGTTCAACTGTTTTAACTTTGTTGTTAGCCAACCCAAGAAAGCCACCCTTTGTGTTACTATCCCTTTCCACACGAAGAACCTTTGGATCGTTTGCTTTATATTCTATGTAATATCCGTTATGACTTACATCTGCTTTATATGATGTATATGGGCCTACTGGTAAATTAATACTAGGTAGTTTGCTCTCACGATTTGATAATGACCCAATCATACCTATGTGAGACAAACCAATGAGTCCACCCAAACTAAGAGCGAACCACTTTCCCCATTTCACTTCTTTCTTTTCCATTATCCTTTCTTAGGTGTACCACTAGGAGTCAAGACCATAGGTGCTTGCTCTATTCTTATTGTCTGTGCAGGTGCTGTATTTGCTGCCTTCTCAATTAATATTTCCATATCTTTCTTAGATATGTTTGCTCCACCTGATGCTGCATTCTTTTTATTTTTACCAGCTTCAACACCAAATGTGGCCAAAACTCCTGTGAATACAGAAGCTATGAATGTTGGATCAATCTTATCCTGTTCTGTCATTCCGGGAAATGTAACGTAGTTCAAAGTTAAAATTCCACCGGCCCAGATCAAGATCCCAAGTCTTACAAAGGTACTTAGGATCGCCATCTGTTCTTCTTTGTCCTCAGATAACTCCTTGAGTTTACCTATAGGGCCCTTTTTCTTTTCTTCTTCCTTTTTAACTGCTTCTGCCATTTTAATGCTTGGGTCATGCAGCCCTATTTAGAAGATTAATTTTTCTAAAAACCTAATGGTAAATTTGGTGCTGTAGGTTCTGCTTGTCCTGTTGGTGCATCAGGTGCTGGTAATCCAACAGATGGCATGTCTAATCCACCAAGTGCTCCACCAATACCACCGCCACCAAGTGCTCCTCCGATTCCACCGGGTAAGACAGATTCCATAATCTTACTCTTTACATTGTCAATGATTGCATCCTTGCGAATGAATACATATCCACCAAGACCAACTACACCAAGTGCCACCGCACCTGAGAAAATAGCGATCCCATTAATAATTTTCTGCATTGTAACCTCCATATATGTTCAGAAAATGTTTGATGATACCATCACAGTTAAGATTACCGGAGGCAACCCACCGTTCGGCACATTCATAAATGATATGACTTTGATATTTAGGGAGTCCTTGATCGTTTCTTTTACTACCAAATTGACCCAAAAGTATTTTAAGTGCCTCCTGTCGGAGTAACATCTGAGAGGGACTATATTTAAAAGTCATACTCACTACCTTCACCAAAATATGCTAAAGAAATAATTTCATGATCAGGATCGTCATTTTCAATCCATTCTGCAAACTCTTTGTATATTGCATTTTTATCTGCAACAGGTTTCACTTTTTTTAGTCTTTTAATAGACCATGATCTAGTCTTTACTAGAGTTTGACTCAAAGTTTCCATAATCTTTACGCATATAGCGTCCTAATATATTGCTATTATAATACTTTGGTGTCCCGTCGTCAAGAGCCTCTGTTAATACATTGTTTAAAAATAATTGTCTTGTCTCTTCGTAATTTACTTTTCCAAGAGTTGTATGAAGACTTATGATTTCTCTTCGGAAAGAATCCTTGCCATCTCTTCTAATATCCTGCTTAAGATCCTCAGAGCTTCCGTAGTACTTCTTCCAGTCTGACTCGCTTGTAACTCTACGCTTTGCTCCTTTGGGTTTTCTCTTCTGCACGAAGTACTTTCTTCCGATGTAGGACTTCTGAGTGGTGATATTGGTGATGCGATAGACGAACCCATAATAGTCCCCGATATCATCAGAGGTAAAAGGATTGCCTTTGTAAATCCAAGGGTTTTCATAATCAATGTTTTTATCAGTCATTTAATTATAACATCACAATTCTATGTAGTCAATAAAAAAGAGGGTTATCCACCCTCTTTTGTCCATTCACATTCTAACCATTCATACGGATCTAAATTTGCTCCAAACAGTTTCTCGGTGTGTTTTGCGGAATCAAGGTAAGCTTGAATGCTTGCCTCCACTTCATCATAGTTTGAATCCTGAGAATGAATCTTCCTTAACATCTTGTTTAATGCCTCCTACGACGTAACTTTCGACTTCTGTTTCTTGTGGTGCAACTTGCAACCCTTTTGAAGAAATCCAGTGTGTTGTCCAAGGTAAAGGATTATTACGCATTGATATGTCGTAAATTGGTTTTAATCCCACTGCCCTCATTCTTTTGTTCGCAGTCCACTCAACGTATTGTTGAAGTAGTTTCTCATTGAGACCAATCATAGAACCATCCTTGAACAAATATTCTGCCCAGTATTTCTCCTGATTGACAGCATTTTCAAATGCCTTTTGGAACCATACTTCCTCCTCTTTGTAGATTTTTTTCATCTCTGGATCATCACCTTCTCTCCAGTTCTTAAGGATACTTTGTGTGATGACTAGATGTTGGTTTTCGTCTCTGGCGATAAGAGACACGATCTTTGCCGATCCTTCCATGAGCTTAAGTTCGCCAAAAGCGAACGAGCATGCGAAGGAGACATAGAACCTAATTCCTTCCAAAATGTTGACATTCGCAACTGCTCGGAAGAGTTTTCTTTTGAGTTCATACCTTGTGTAATCTGATACGTAAGATCCTCTATGTCCATCTTTCCATAAGTTACCGCTATCATATTCATGTGCGTCATTTATGAAATCGTCATATGCTTGAGTAACACTTTGTGCTCTCTCCAGAATGCGATCATCTGTGAGAATAGTGTCAAACATACCAGATGGATTAGAGTAGACATTCTTTATGATATATGTGTAAGAGCGACTATGGATCATCTCCATAAACTCCCATACTTTCATACATCCTTCCAACTCAGGTAGAGAACAGTATGGTGCAAATGCCATACCGGGGCCTCTTCCCTGCACAGAATCTAACATTACCTGATACTTCAAGTTAGAAGTAAAGATATGCTTCTGTTCTGGACGAAGTGTTTGATAATCACTTCTGTCCTTTTGGAGAGAGACTTCCTCTGGTCTCCAGAAATATCCTAGTTGTTGAGTGGTTAGTTTTTCAAAAACAGGATACTTATAGTTATCATATCTTTGAACTCCAAGTGGTTGCCCAAAGAACATAGGTTGTTTTTTTGTATCAACAACCTGTGAATTAAATACCGTCATCTCAGTGACTGGTTTTGATTTTGTTGTTTCCACGTTAGTCTTAAATTTTACAAGACTCACAATCTTCTTCCTCCTCGATAAGTATACTAGAAACTAATTCATCAAGGTTAGGTTTGTCTTCCTCAACCTCATCTGTTTTGATATCATAAGTGTTCTGATAGTAACTAGTCTTCCAACCATACTTGTAGGTGGTAAGAAGATCTTGTGCCATCACAGAAACTGGTACTTCATTGTCTGGATAGTGTTCTGGGTTGTAACTCCAGTTGCCGGAAATCGCTTGATCAAAGAACTTTTGCATAACTGCAACGACGTTGATATAACCCTTATTGGATTCCATATCCCATAAGAGTGTATAATTATTTTTTAAGTATTGATATCCGGGTACTATCTGTTTCAAAGGCCCCTTTTTCGACTTTTTAATGGACAGGTATCCTCTAGGTGGTTCAATTCCATTTGTGGCATTAGACACAACGGAACTGCTCTCCGATGGCATCTGTGCGGACAACGTTGAGTTCCTGACTCCGTATTCCTTGACAAGTACCCTAAGAGAATCCCAATCATATTTTAGGTCATTTGAAACAATTTCATTCACGTCCTGCTTATATGTATCAATCGGAAGAATTCCATTTCCGTATTTGGTTCTGTCTGAGTATTTACACGCACCCTTTTCTTTTGCAAGGTCAACTGTGGACTTAATTAAGTAATACTGAAACGCTTCAGTAAGGTCATGAATCAACTGCCATGCTTCCTTATCCTCATATTTTACACCGTTCTTAGCAAGGTAATGTGCAAGTCCTATGTAACCTATACCAAGCGAACGACGGGCCTTTGTGGCGAGTTCTGCTGCTCTGACGGGATAATGTTGGAAATCAATAAGTTCATCAAGACTCCGAACGCTAAGATCGCACAGAACTTCGAGATCGGATAGATCACGTATCTTACCGATATTAACAGCACTAAGAATGCAGAGAGCAATTTCACCACTTTCATCATCAATATGTTGGATAGGTTTGGTTGGTAATGTGATTTCCTGACATAAGTTACTCATCTCCACCTTGTCAATGAATGATGAATGACTATTACAGTGATCAATATTCATCAAGTATAATCTACCAGTTTCTGCTCTTTCTTTCAAGAGGGCAAGTATAAGTTCTTGTGCACCTATAGTAGTCTTAGGAATAGACTCATCATTCTCATACCCTACATACAATTCATCAAAAGACTCTGTGCCGAAACTCTCATAAAGGTTTGGAACATCATGGGGAGAGAAAAGTGTAATCTCTTTATTCTGAATAAACCTTTCATAAAATATTTTTGATAATTGAATACTATAATCTAACTTACGAACTCGGTTATCTTCTGTACCTTTGTTGTTTTTAAGAACAATTATGTCTTGGATTTCTTGGTGCCAGATCGGAAAGTGGACAGTCGCTGATCCCCCTCTAATGCCATTTTGAGTACAACATCTGACAGTTGCCTCAAATTTCTTGAGGAACGGTACAACACCTGTGTGTTGAACTTCACCACCCCTGATTTTAGCGTTGATCCCACGGATTCGACCTGCGTTGATACCGATGCCAGCCCTTTGTGCGACATAACGACCAATGGCCATATCACTACTAAAAATACTATCCAAGGTGTCGTCAGCATCAACCAGAACGCAAGACGCAAATTGCCGAATAGGTGTTCTAACCCCTGCCATGATTGGTGTTGGGATGTTGAGTTTGTGTTTACTGATTGCGTCATAGTACTTTTTAACGTAGTCTAGTCTGTTTTCTTGTGGATATTTAGAGAATATGGTTGCAGCGATCAAGAGATACATGAACTGTGGTGATTCATAAACTTGATTACTACTTCTATCTTGAACCAAGTATTTGTCAACAACTTGTCTTAGACCTGCATAGGTAAACAAATAATCACGATCATGATCAATAAACGATTCTAATTTGGTGAACTCCTCCTCTGTATAGAGATTAAGTATCTCTGGATCATATACACCTTTCTCAATACAACTTTTTACATGCGAAAAAACTGTAGGTAAATCATGTAGTCTTTGAAAGACTTGTTTTCTTACAGAGTAAAGTAATAGTCTCGCTGCTACAAATTGATAGTTTGGACACTCCAAGTCTATCAAGTCGGATGCACTACGAATGAGTATCTCTTGTATCTCTGCGGTGCTTATACCATCATAGAATTGGATTCCTGACTGAATCTCTACTTGACTAGCAGAGACTCCTGCAAGACCCTTACATGCCTCTTCACACATGACATGCATCTTTTCAAGGTTAAGAGGTTCAATTGAACCGTTTCTTTTCTTTACCTTAGTTCCGTTGCTCATACTTTCTTCCAGTTATTGAATTTAATTTTTGCTTTAAGTCCAGAATACACATTTGATTCTAACACGCTAGACACATCCTGTCCAGCATTTATCATGTCATTCACATCTTTCTCCTTAATAGAGGAAGGCCAAATGACTACCTTATCTCCTCGACTGATGGTTTTGTCGATTCGTTTGATGATTTCTCTGTTGCGAGGTTCATTATCAAAAACCCAAATATAATCGCTCCAACCAAACGACCCAATATCAAGATCGGAACCGCACATAGCAACCGAGTTTTCCACGAAGGTGGAATCGAAAGGGCCTTCCAGAATGTAAATTGGTTTTTTCTTGTCAATTTTATCAAGTCCATAAATTTTGGGAGCGTCTTCATCAAGCATCACAGTGATATATTTAACATTATTCGGGCCTAGACTTCTGCCTTGAAAACCGATTATGTTTTTATCCTCATCATACAATGGTATAATGATTCTACTTTCATCTCTGCCAACATCATGAAACGTATATTTTTTAGTGTTTACCCATTCTCTAAACTTTGCAGCAAAGAAAAAACGAGTAGGGTCTAATCCCCTTCTCTTAAGGTATTCTTTTGCAATCGGAACCTCCGATGCCCTTGGTATATCTAACTTCTGACTGAATACAGGTTTCTTGAATTCAAACTTTGGTTCTTCGTAGATAGACCCTTTACCAGTATTACGCTCTTTGAACTTCTCAAAGATATACTGTTTGTAAAGAACAGGGTCTAAAGTTTTAATAAAATTACTAAATGTTGAGGAAGTACCACAGTTGTGACATTTAAAGTTCATGTCTGCCTTTACTGGATAGATATATCCTCTTGCCTTGTTCTTATGTTTTTGTGAGTCACCACAAACGGGACAACGAAAGTTGTAAAGGTCTGCCTTAACTCTTTTAAACTTTTGTAGTCTTGAGGATACAAGTCCGATATACTTGGAATCAATTATATCCATTATTCACCTAAAGTATGCACTACTGGTTTCTCATACAACAAAATCTTATACAACCAATGATCCTCTGCACAAGACACTGGTTTGAATTCTTCCTCTGGATTGAATCCTTTATATCTCTTTGCCTGATTGATTACGATTGATCCGCTTTCACCCGATGTAGATCTATGATATGTGTTCTTAGGAATAATTAATGCTCCACTCTGTACATTTAAGTGTACTATATGATATGGATATTTCCAAGCATTGTTAACTAATTCAAAGGTTCTTTGCCCTGAGACAACTCTATTATAATCATCTTGGAATTCATGCTTGTAGAATTGTTTTGCCCCCACAGCGTCATCTGGTGGGGATACAGCAGGGCCTGAATGAACTACAAGGTCAGATGCGTTCGATTCTTCAACTGATATATCATAAAAAATAACATCTTGCGTTTCACGGAACACACGATGTTTTTTAAATTGAACGTCACTCATTACAAAATATTTCTATTTTGTCTGTATTATACCTGATTGTGGTGGTGCTGTCAACGCACTTCTTAAAAATCTTTGTCCTATTGGTGATACTACGAAACTTATGATAGTTAAAGAACCTGCGATTGTCCACATCTTCTTCTCTATTGTTCTTAGACGATTATCTACAAGCATTATATCTCTCTCACATCCTTTCTTGATATCTGTTGCATGACGATCTAATTTCTGATCTACTTGTTCAATCTTTTCAAATAATACTGCATCTATACGATCTTGTTTATCTAACTTCTCATTATGAACCGCAAGAAGTTCACCCATCTTCACAGAGTTTTCCTGTAAAGACTGAACTACTTTCTCAAGTCTTTCTAATATCGCTGCATTAACACTTTTGTTGTCATCCATTTTTCTTATTTGCTAACCACATCTTTCGTGATCCATGTCCACCATAGATATATTTCTTTTTCTTTTTCTTCATAGGAGGATCATCTCCTGCTTCAATGGTACCAGCAATCTTGCCACCACCCACGTTATTTGTAGGTACAGCAGCGACTGTCTCTTCAGACATAAATTGCTTAAAAGTTTTCATATTGATCCAAGTTCTGATATGCAATAATCATCTTGTGGTATACCATGTACATGCGATTTAGGGTATTCCGGTATTCTTCTTAAGAAGATAAGGAAACTTTTGACCGCAGGCCATAGGTCTTCTTCTAAATTATAAAACAAAAGGGGTGTTGCTGCGTCATCAAAAACATTGAACAATACTGTTAAGTGGTTCAATATCAAATGAGTCTTCAGTACCCCAGTGTTTTTATATCTTTTGAGAAGTCTTTTTACATATTTGATTCGCTTTAAATCATCCTCAAAGTCATCTTTGGTAAGTGCATGTGGATTGTTGTAAAATTTTATAGCAAATAACAAATAGTTATCTTCATTCAATTCATCAAATCTCATATGTTTTAATCATACTGCAATATTTATGCAGCAACAGTCAATGTTCCAGCAGCAGTTCCGATTGCAACTGAACTAGTAATTGTAGCATTGGTGTTTGTACCTTCATCCTTTATAGTTCCACCATTTAATGAAACTGGGTTGGCAACAACCTTTAGAACATCATTTGCGTTTGTTGCAGCATTGTTAGCAGCAATTACCTTTCTGAATGTAAGTTCGTTTGTACCTGATCCAGACAAGTAATCACATGTGATGTTTCTTGAAGATGATGTATTGTTAGTTACTAAGAACTGTGGAGTACCTGTTACAGTAACTGCCTCGTTAAATCTAACTAACATATCAATGTTACCACCATCTGACTTATCAAACGCTGTAGATTTAAACTCTACATCTGTGATGTCAGCAGCACCTAGACTTGTTGTTAGATCACCAATTGCAACCAGAACCTCTGGTGTTGCACTTGTATTATCGTTTCCACTGAAAGCAGAACCAGCTTCTAGAACCCATCCACTTGTATTAGCGAACACGAGTTTCTTCTCCGCGTCGGTCAGAAACTTGGGTTTTGACTCGTCTGCGTCAGTTGCTCCCCATGAAGACATGTTTTTTTACCTATAATCTTTATAGTGATATTTATAAAAATATAGATTATTAACGTGCTTTTATAGCAGTTTCTACTTGGGCGAGTAATTTATCATCCATATCAGTCTTTGTTAATTTGACTGCCTTCTTAAGAATTACGAGACAAACATCAATTAGTTTTTCTCCTAGTTCTTCGTTTTCTGGAATCTTGTTGACTGCATCTGAAATAATTTTTGATGCGAATGGTAATAGAAAAGAGAGCATATTATTAGGTTGAACTCACTCTATATATAATCAATCGTACTTTTTTTTGCCTCCGACGATTCGACCAGTTCCTTTTTTGTCGTAGAATTTAACACCGTGCTTCTTGGTGTCGGAATATAGTCTATCGGATTCTTTCTTTTTGTCTCTTGCTCTATCCTTCGCATCCCTTATACGTCTTTGCATTTCGGGAAATGAAATCTTACGGTCTAACTTGAGTTCTTCTGAAGTAACTTTCTTCTCAGGTAGACCTTTGTGTTTGGTTGAAGCAAACTTCTTTACATCAGTTTTCTTCATATCCTCAGCTGCTTTCGCAGTCTCAGGAGTGGTAGGTGCTTGTTCGCCTTTTTGAATGGCACGAACAATTCCAAAGAACCTTTGTTGTTTTTTAGACAGTGCGGGCATTAGGTTCCTAAACCTCCCTTACGAACTGCCTGTACATTTACATAATCCTGTGTGCTCTTGTAACCTGCCTTCTTTGCTTTATCTGCAATTGCTTTGTTTTTTGCTTGCTGTTCCTTTTTCTTCGCAAGCATCTGTGTAACTCTACCAGTTCCAACGTCAGACTTAGCACCCTTTACCTTTTTAGGTTGGTTCGCACCCATACGTTGTTTACCATATGTTTTCATGACTGCTTGAAAAGCAAGGTCTTTCTTTGCAGATCCACCTTTCTGAACAGGTTTACCAGTTTTGGTATCCATGCCCTTTTCTTTTTCAAAACGATTCAACTCACTTACAACCTCACCATTTGGTTCATGTGATGCTTGAATATCAGATCCGGCACCCATACGAACTGCTTGCAACTTCTTCATGAGAACTTGCTTCTTTGCCATGTTCGCTTTCTTTTCCTTTGCTGCTAGTTGTGGGTCTGGTTTTTCAGTTTTTTTTTGAGCCTCCATTGCCTGATTCTCAAATATATCACCAATGATGTCTAGAAGCTTCTGGTCTTCTTTACGGAAAATGTTTTGTCCATATGCCTCTGCTTTGTATCCTTTATGATGCATTCTTGTTCCAGCTTCATTTCTATAGGTTTCATTTTCCATTCTTCCACCCATCTTACCTGCTTTTCTCAAACGGTTTCTTTCTGCTGCTCTCTTTGCTGCTGCCTTTCTGTTTCTATCATATGAAGACATTGCTTCATTCATACCCTTAGTTTTTACACCTCTTTTTGCTTTATGCTCATCTGTTCTCTTCTTACTAAGTTCAGCTGCCTGTGATGGTTTCTGACCAAAGTATCCTTGAGGTTCTGTGCTACCTGCCTTACCAAATCTTCTTTCATTCCTCGCTTTTGTTCTTGGTAAAGAATAAATTGGTGATTTTACTTTATCTACTTTTGCTTCAATCATGTCACCTTCTGGTTCATGAGACATATTTAATCCCATAGAACGAAGTTTCATCTTCTTAAGATTCATCGCAGTTGGTATTTGTCTAGGATCATCACTACCTTTGATCGTTACTGGAAGTGCTGCACCCATATCAAATGTAACATCTGTCATACCATCTGGTGTTTCTTTCTTATCTTTTACTTCCTCTTCTTCTCTTAGTCCTTTCTTAATTCCCTTCATTGCACCTTGGCCTGCACCTTTGATTGCACCACCGACTGCACCTGCAGTACCACGAAGAACTGCCATACCAGTTTTCTTAGCAACCTTCTTAACATTCTTAACTGCTGGTTTTACAACTTTCTTTTGAATAGACTTAGTTACTTTGTCATCAAACTTGTTGAATTTCTTGACTCCTGATTCTACACCTTTAGCAACATTAACTAACATTCCCTCTTCAACTGAACTTGGTGTACCATCTGCATCATGTTTGTGAGGTATGACGTTACCATCTTTATCCTTTTGATGATGCTCTCTGACTTCATCTGGGAATACTTTGATAAGTTTCTTGTTGTTTACACCCTCACCTGTGATCTTTTTCTGTTTATCTTCAGATACCTTCTCTGATAATTCAGAAAGTGCATCCCACTCAATAGACTCTTTCTTTGATGCAATTGCTTTACCGATTGCCTTACGACGATTCATTAGGTACTTATCAGTCTTATCCTTCTTGCCATCATTGTTTATATCACCATCTTCCTTACCAACAGGATCCATCTTACCCTTCTTACCAACCTTCTCTGACTTAGTAGGTTCACCATAACCTGTCATCTCAACAGAGGATATTCCGGGATTACCACGAAGTTCTCCAATCTTAGCACGACTCGCCATTCTTACATATGAATTACCTGTCTTCTTATCTGTGACTCTTACTTTAAATTGTTTCTCTTCTGCCTCTTCCTTCATCTCTGCCTTCTTAAGATGATCGGCAGCAATATACCTATTATCTCCTTTCTTATAATTCTGATATGCAGGTGTATTGCCAACCTTATCTGCGTTAGTGACAATCATCTTTTTCTCTACAAATATCTTCTTCAATATTGAAGTTGTAGATTCCTTAACAAGATTATCAACATCAATATATCCTTCACCCATAAGCATTTGTTTTGCTCTTGCTTTAATTGCAGGTGCAGCAGGAGACTTTGCTAACTGAGAAATATATGCTTTACGCATTGCAGCAGGATCTACTCGACCACCAGCCTTTGCCTTCATTGATTGCTTGACTTTATAGCGTGAATCATACGCAAGTTGCCTTGCCTGTTTTTCAATCTTTTCCTTCGCTCCCACAGCAGGAGCAACCGCTGGTTTGTCCATTAAATTATTTTTTTAATTTTTTTCTATATTTATTTATAAAGTGTAAACCGTAACTACTTCCGGGAACCATAGTTTCTACGTATTTACGATGAGCATCAGTGCCAACTTCCCTTTGATTTGCAGGGACTCCTGATACATCAGTGCCATTTACAACTGCCTCTGATACATCTTTAATCCATGATTTGAACATTAACTTATCTTCAGTTACACAGATCAAATGATTTGCACCACGACGAATAATACGTCCAACTAATCCACTATTGACATTCTCTACGATTTGACCGACACGAAATATCTTTTCACCAATATAATTTTCACGAAGACCTTTCCAATCAAACTTAGGTGCTATCTCCCACAGATTCCAACCCTCTTTGATATTCATTGCAGAACGAACTTTTTTGTATAACTGCTCTGCATCTTTCTGACTTAATGAACTTGGAACACCTTTCATGAATGTTTTTAGATCACCTTCGGCAGCTGCCTTTCTTTGCTTTGATGCAGACATTCCCTCTACACCTTCACCATCTGGGTCTCTATCTCCTGCAGACATGACCTCTACATTATCAAACTGATATAATTTACCGTTGTAATTATTTGCTAGTTTCTCAAATTCACCTACACGATCTGCACCACCAACAATTCTTACTCCTGCATATCCATCAGTATGTGCTTTCTTCAATACATCAAAGATGGTTCTGTTTGAATCATCATTGACAATCTTATCTTTATGCTTTGGAAACATCTTCTGCATCACAGACACTTTCATATTTGCATCCAATGGATTCTTCTTCTTATCCTGTGACCTTGAAGGAACAATAATATAATCATCTTCGTCAGATGAGGATGCAACACTATCCAATAGTTTTTCGTGTCCTGTGGTAGGAGGATTGAAACGACCAAATGCAATTGTTAAAGTTCCTTTTGTTTTCTCAACCTCTGCAGGTTGCATCATATGTGTTGGTTCCTGTGCAGGTTCAGCAGATGTAGTTGCTGATAATTTCTTTTCCTTATCAGTCTGTGGTGGATCTTGTTGCCCTGCCCTCTGTCTCTTATTAAAAAATTTTAATTGTCCTCTCTCGGTCTTTGCTACAAACTCGCCATCTTTGTACCATCCTCCATGACCGTCACTCTTCAAACCCATACGTGTGGCTTGTTGGACTGCCTGTGATTCTGATAAAAATTGGAAAAGAGATTTCATCGGCAAAGTTTCATCTTAACTGCATTCTCATTCGCAATAAGATAGTTTATAATTTTTTGTCGCATTTGTATATATTTATTTGATTTACGTTTGTGCTTCTTACTATTGATCATTGATTCAAATGACACGAATACATGATATAAAAAATCATTAAACATTTCTTTTGGATTTTTTGACTTCGTTTCAAATGAATCGAAGAGTTCGTCTATTTCTTTTTTCATGTTATTTTTAAATGAAACCCTGCTCCTAGTATAGCATCATAACTGGGCATATCAACCGGTAAAACCAGATCGTCATCTGTCATACCCAAGTATTTAGCTCTTGCAGCGATTTGTTGTGGACTTGCACCAACTTGTACACCACCAGATCCTGCTGCCAAATGAAGATTTTCAATAGTGATATCTCTTGAATTACGATTCAATATTTTTGTAATCGCCATCGCTATTTCACCTGCTCCAGCCTTTGTAGCGATGGCAAGAGGTCTACCTCCACCTTTAAACTTTTCTGCTTTGAATGCCGAGTCTTCACCGTTTATTTCTTCCATCATTCTATTCACATATGGTAACAAATCCTCTGCTGCCTTACCCATTTTACTATAACGATTCACTCCCATCCAATCTTTGGATCCTTTTGATGGAAGAGATACGTACAAATCATCATCCTTAAACTCATCTCTGACTTTTTGCAACTCTCCAATACCTGTCCTATCAGTATTGTAAATAATAAAATTCTGTAGACCAACACCTATAGAACCATGTCTTGCCATAGTATTCTTACCTGTTTCATATAACTCCAATCTAAATCCACCAGACAAGGTTTTCATTTTGGCATAATAACTTTTTGATGTTACCATCTTTCCATCATCATAAGTTTTTATCTTATAAAAAATTTGAACGTCTTGGTTTGTAGGAGCAAGTAAAACTTTATCATATTCTAAAGTTTGTTCTAGTTCATTTCTACCTAAATTAATCTCCTTAATCTGCACTGATGATCCACTCTTTTTAAGAGATACTGGATACACATCACCCGACTTGTAGAGTTTTACTAATTGCCTGTTAACAAGATTCATATAACTTGATGAGTAGGTCTCTGAATTGATTGATTTCAACCTTTTTGATTTTTCATTCCATTGCTCCAATAATTGTAGACCCTTGCGACTAAAAATCCAAAAGTCTGCAGGATTCCATTTATCAGGGCCTATCTTTCTACTCATTCCAATATATCCCTTTAAGGATTCTGCGATATTATTGTATGCAGTGTAAGGACTTATTTTATCTGGTAATGCACTTGGTCTTGCAATATAGTAATTTGTACCAACAGTTGGATATGTTTGTTTAAATTTCTTAACTTGTCTTCTTATGATAGGATCAAATTTTTCAGTTGTAAGAAAGGCATGCATTTTGCTTAGTTGACTATCCATGTCTTTAATATCATTAAACTGATATGACAACATCTTACTTACACCTTTATATTGATTACATAATTTTTGAAAGTCTGCTGTATTTTTTACACTCAGCCATGAATCAACACTATAAGTATCTAACTGTTTATTTACGTGTAAAGCATAGTAAAAACAAAAACCAACTTCACTCAATACTTCAGTAACCACACCACCAGTTGTAATCTTACCTGTTTGTGCTTTACCTTGACCACCAAACTCAGGGACTTTTGCTAGTTTTGTTATTGATAATACTGGGCCCTTAACACTGTATAATTTGAATTCTCTTCCTAATTTCGGAAATGTTAACATTATTGATCTAAGTTCACCACTCTTCTTAGGTAAAAACTTCTCTTGATTAAATTCTATTTTTTTTAACTTTACTGCTTTACCATCTGCCATAGTAAAATTTTCTTCCTTATCAAACTTATCTAAGAAAGCATTTACTCTATCCTCTGTCTTCAAACTATCTGATTTTAACGCTGTGAATACAGTCATTAACCTTTATTTTTGAAATATTTATTTATTATGTCTATCTGATCTTGATACTTAGCAATCATATCTAATTCCTGTTCAATTGCTTCTACAATATTTGAGTGCTCACCAATACCTGCAGGATTAGTCAAATACACCTCTACGTTTGCTACATGTTTCTGAATGTCACCTTGTGCATGTGCTAACAGTGCTTTGATTAATTGTTCTCTCATGGTGTTAA